CTACTATCTTCTTCATAACAACCTCCCTATGTATTCGGAATCTGTTTTAATTAATGATATCTAAACATGCATAGTTTTGCGCTGATAATTTTTCCTTATTCATTGTTACACCCTTTCTAAATCTCCCTCGGCAATATCTCCTTCTCGTACTGATCAAGTCCTATCGTTAAAACTGCTACCCAGAAAAGGCCCTTATAGATTCCTACCAAGGGGCTCTTGGCTCGAAGCTCCACGCCCCGCTTGTAAACCGCGTCCTCAACATTAACTTTAAGGGCGATAGGCCGTTTGTCCACAGCCGGAAGATCGAGTGAGTCCGCCAATTTTGGAGTGTACTTATTAAGCCCAAGCCACAGGATATATGCCCAGAAATAGGTAGGATACTTCCCTGCATAATACCCCTTCTGCATAGCATTATTTCCACGCTGGTAGAGGTGATTATCGATGGTTATTTTTAGCTGGTGGGATCTGATTGTTTCTGTGGGTTTTTTCTTATTGCCAGAGCGCAAAGGAGCGGTAAAGGGGTGACTCACTTCCATTACCATTAGAGGTCATCCATTATTGATTTTTTTGTTTCCTCCATTACAACACCAGTATAATAATTAAGAAATATTGTAATTGTATAATTCTCTTGGTCGCTTTCTACATTCAACAAGATTAAGTTGTTATTTTCAAATTCCCAGGCAGCTGACAGTTTCAGTTTATTCAAAGCTATTGCAGTTTCGGTGTATCCATCGCCTTTTCGATACGGAGATGAATATACTTCTTGTTCACTGGTTGGAGTACCATATTTATCAATTAGATCTTGTTTCAATGATTTAAAAGTATCGTACACTATATTTTTTTTGGGAGAAAATCTAAAAGAACCGCCAGCTAACTTAGCATCTTTTAATACAAAAAAAGCATCTCCGTTCCTTCCCGCAAAAGACACGTTTTCATAAATCCATCCCTTTGCGGCTTTAGCTGCTGGTTGATACCCCTTTTGCGCCATTATAGTGTCTATCTCTGATGTTGAAGCACCCCATGGTACGCCCCAAAATCCAGTTAATGGTACTGCGGATACAAAAGATACAAAAAATAATCCAACTATTAATAATCCATAACGTTTCATAGCACCCCCAATAAATATTTTATTTAATTACTAATTCTCTTCTTTAGCGTGACGATGTAATTCCCTGATGGATCAAACACTGAAGAAACCACTTCCCAACCATCAAATCCCAAATCGTTCAGTGCTGTAGATATTTTCGGAAAAGTCCAAAACCTATTTGTTACAGAAGGCATATAATTAGTAGGGAAAGGACTCATCTGGAGTGGACCCGGAACAACTAAAAGAAAGTATTCCCATCGCGGTGTTTCAGCGAGAGCTGTAAACGTAATCGAGAAAATTAAAAAAAATACTATGCAAACCTTTTTCATACTTTCCCCCTTCCTATGATTTTTAATACGGATGCGAATGCACCCAGCCGTAAACTTTTCCAACAACCTCCACTGCTTGCCCGTCGGCCGACTCGACTCTATCGGGATACCGGGGATTTTCTGACATAATGCGAAGTTTCCGAGAAATTGGGTCAAATTCGACTCGCTTAACAATAAGCTCATCTCCTACCCTAAGGACGTAGATTCCATCTCCCCGAATATCTTCCGGGACAAATACAACCATGTCACCATCAAAAATATGAATGCCGGTCATTGAGTCGCCCCTAACCTCTAGGGCGCGAGCTTTAGATGGAGTAGCCCCTCGCAACATTCGCTTTAAAAACGGAAGTAGGCCGACCTCCCGGACTTCGTCGAGAAGTTCTTGGCCTTTGCCCGCCGCCACCTTCTGGGGCAGAATGGGTATCAAGGCTAAATTCCCGTTTAGCGGGATTTCTCTCCCCCTTTCATCTCGAAGAACAACCCCCTCATTAGCTAAAAGGTTGGGGCTCTTCATCGGGGCATTCTCTCCTGTTAAAAGGTATTCAAGGGACGTCCCGAGTTCTTTTGCAATTATCATCGCCTCATCTGCCCTCGGCAGGCGATTGTTTCTTCGAAGAGTGTTATAGCTACCTAGTTTTAGCCCTGCCTTACCAACAACAAACTCTATTGTTGTTGAGGATTTTCGAGCCTCCTCTTTTACTCGATCAAAGAATGTCATATATCGATTATAAATATAAATGTTTCTTTGTACATATAAAAAACATTTGACATTATCTCTATTTAGACATAATATATGTTCACGGAGAGATAAATGGTTTTAATACGGCGTTACAGAATCAGAAAGCAAGGATACAGAGGTTTCCACCTTACGATTCCCAAGGAGTACATCGAGGACGCAAAGATCGAGGAAAACCAAAAGATGGCTATCTATCGGGACGGTGACAAGCTTGTTCTCGTCCCCGAACGCGAGGCCTCAAATGACTGAAGAGGCTATCAATAGGCTATCCCCATCGCGGGAAAAAGGAGAAAAAGATGCTATCGAACGAAGACATGGCAAAGCTCATCGCGCTGATGGATTCAGCAGGGTATCAGGTGCTCGACATTGGGCGAGAAGATCAAACCCAAACGCCCTATTACCAAACCCGACACACGATAATCTTCATGCGTCAGGTTCCGAAACCACGCGAGGGCTGAACATCGGGATTTTGCCTGTTTTCTCGTATTCGAAAAGCAATTCGGCTAATTCGACGACCATCGTTGCAACCCGGTATGCATCATCACTTGGCTTTATCACGCCAGGTTGGGCTGAAAGCACCTGGAACGCGAGATCCAGGCCGTGTTTACGTTCATCTAGAGCCTTTTTTTCTTCTTCTTTCATCCGCTGCCTTCCTTGTAGTGAAATTTTTGGTCGCACAATAAGAGTAGCCACAGGGGAGGCCTTTTATCAACTAAAGATTTTCTTCACAAAACTTTGCCAGTGTCCGGAGGTGGCACATGATTGACGCCAGGGCTGACCTTGCCGGTGCGGTCAACGAGCTGGCCGCCAAGCTTGTATCTCAGGAAAACTCTCTCCGGCTCTTGCTCGGGGAAATCATCATCACAGTGGGAGAAATCGCCAAACGTCAGGGGGTCTCCAGGACAACCTTTTATCGGGAACCTTGGCGCCTTCCCAATTATGGGAAGAAACCAGATCAGGAGAGTCCGAAGGGCTGGTATCTCTCAACTTACAAAGCCTGGATGGATATTCCCGCAGAAGAACGCCGGAAGCGGTGGGAGTTAATGCCTACCCGGGAGCGGCGGAAGCTGGGGGCGGCATGAGCTGGCAACTATGCGCCGTTCTTTCAGTCTCTGGGATTCCGAAGCCACAGCCCCGCCCAAAGGCGACGATCCGCGGACGTCATGCCGGGGTATATACGCCACGAACGGCACAGGGCTGGAAGGAAATAATAATCCAAAGAGCCACCGAGGTATCTTTGGCTGGCGGTCAGATTGAGGGCGTTATCGCGTTAAAAATAGCCTTCGTTTTGCCTCGGCCGAAAGCGCACAAAAAAGAAACCTACGTCACTACAAAACCAGATATTGACAACCTTCTAAAATCAACGATGGACGCACTGACAGACTGCGCTGTATGGCGCGATGACTCCCAACTCGCAGAGGTCCACATGAGCAAGGTCTATCAATCGGAATTAGTAGGGCCAGGGGCGGTTATAGAGATTTACAAGGGAACCAAGAAGGAGGTTTGAGGATGGACGGAAATTTCGCCGTAGACGCGATTCTTGCAAAAGCATTCCACGAAAACTTCGTGGACTTGGCGAAGCTCCAAGTAGAAGAAAACGGTCGCAATGTAGCGTCTCTTCAAGGGCATATTGCGGGCTACAAAGAGCTGGTTCGCATCATTTCCGAGGAATTTGTCGTATCTCCGGGGTGGCTTAACGTTGCCCAGGACTCTTCGGAAAACGACATTGTGCTTCCTGACTATACCGATGAGGCGATTGATGAGCTTCATGAAGACGCAAAAAACCTCATCGAGAATTCAGAAGCCTGGAGGAAGGTTGTTTCTAGGATTGCAGATAAAACCTCAAGTCTGAAGGACGATCTATTCTCCAAGGGCCACAGCACGCGCGACATCGATATAGCACAGGGCCACTACTACGGAATGACAATCTACGAGTCTTTTTTCGATGCTATAAAAAATGAAATCGAGCGCAGAGAGGCCGCAAGAAAAGAAAAAGAATCAGAACTTCCATTCGACGAAGATGGCCCCGCTGGAGAACCAGGAATTCCTTCTGCGCAACTAAGAATCTCCGGGCCAGAGGAAGCCACCGTGCCCGGATTCGATATCGAAGCAGACGAAGAAGCAAGCTAAGAGAACAGAAATACGGAACAACACTATTGAAATGTGAAAATAGCGGGTGGTGTGATTATGAAATTTCTTTTGGGAACAATTCGGGGTGTTCTTTCCGCGTTGTGGTTATCACACAACGGCGGATGTAATTGGAGGTATCAAGTCCTTCTAGTTTCGCCGCTTTCTCAATCCTTTCCCAGTCTTCATCTTCCCAGCGGACGTTCTTCTCTTTCATGTCTGTATCATAACCTAGAAGGATAGTCATGTCAAAAGTCTTTCTATGTCTTTTTATGTCTTGACAGGACATATTATGTCCTTTAATATACCAATATGGACTTATTAAAGGAGGTTTTAATGGAAAAGATGCTTACCCGCAAAGAGTTTGCTTATGCGCTCCGGGTCAGCGAAAGAACGGTTTCGCGGTGGGCGAGGTGTGGGAAAATCAAATGCTTTTCAGGCGGTAACGGATCAAAGGACAGATACAGGATTCCTGAGTCGCAGGTAGCAACAAGTAAAGGGTCGGCAAAGTGAAAACTACCGTAGAAGTAATCCAGCATGGAACGAAACTCATCGTTGATCTAGTCGGTGCTGATCGTGAACTCTCGATCTCGGCAGTAAGGTTCCCCTCTGCTGAAGACGGTGATTCTGATTCTACCGACGTTTCGAAGTGGATCGATAACGTTGCTCCGGATATCTGGAACGACCTCACCGATCTTGCTATAGCCGCTTACATCAAGCATCTGCGGTTTTGCGGCTTGAAGGTGGCGGTATGAGCAAAGAAAAAAAGTATACACGGTGGGATATCGATTGCACGTTTGCCGGGACCAATTGCCATGCGATTTATACGGACTTCCGGGCTAACTCGAAGATCGAGGCTGAAATTCGTGGCCTTGCATACGTCAGGATGATGAACCCTAGGTCAACGGTTCTGAAGGTCAAGGTTTCACCGTCTGAAAAGAGGGCCTTCGTATGACTAGAGCAAAACGAGAGCGCCTAGGCGGCAAAAGCGGCAGTGGAGGAAGCCCAAAGCGGACAACTCGGATGGCCTTCGTTCAAAACAATCGCGGATCGGTACAGCTCGATGTCGTAAGTGAATACGAATCCCCGGAGACAAGCGCGATGAATGCCAGGAGAGCAATTCAGCTTTTTAAAGAAATCTGCGAGGAGGAGGGGCTGCGACTTGCAAACAAACCATTCTGACCCCGTATGGGGTTAGAAAACCAATAGTGGAGGAAAGTATGAGCGACAATCCATTTGATGAAGGTGATCGCGAGGTTGCTGTGCGGAGTTCTTCGGCGATCCAGGTTGAAGAAACCAGAGCGATGGCCGAGGTCAAAGCACAGGTTTTTATGGCGCGCCAGTTCCCGAGGGACCCGGTCAGAGCCACAGACAGGATCCTTACGGAGTGCGACAGGCTCAAGCTGGCAGAGAAGGCCATCTATAGCTATCCCCGAGGTGGAACCAACGTTTCAGGCCCGTCGATCAGACTTGCTGAGGCAATCAAACGAGCTTGGGGAAACATGATGTCCGGGATCGTTGAAGTCGAACGCTCGGAGACTGAAAGCTCGATGCTCGCGTATGCCTGGGATCTGGAAACCAACACAATGGCCAGGCGCGAGTTTAAAGTCCCACACACCCGAGATACGAAGCAAGGGAAGAAAACCCTCACCGATGACAGGGACATTTACGAGATGACCGCGAACCAGGGAGCCAGGCGAGAGCGTGCCTGCATTCTCTCCCTGATACCAGGTGATGTTGTAGAGGCGGCCGTATACCGCTGCGAGAAAACCCTCGTGGCTAAGGTTGGGAATCTGGAAGAAGTGATCCCGAAGATGGTCAAGAAATTCGAGTCTATCGGTGTCTCGAAGGCCATGATCGAGCGGCGCCTGGGGCACAGGATCGAAGCCACCCAGCCGGCGGAGGTCGTGCAGCTCGGTAATATCTACAACGCAATTCAGGACAATATGGCCGTTGCGAGCGATTTCTTTGATACCAGCCTCGCCCGTGCCGCTGAGGATGTGGTCAAGCCTGCCGCAGAAAAAACAGCTTCAAAGAACCCCGAGAATTCGAAATTTGAGCACCCATCTTTGCTCACGGCCGAGCAGTACTGGGAGAAGCTGGCCGCACTCATGGCCGACCCCTCCCTTCCAGCTACAGCGAAGAAGGAAATCGCCGAGGCCAACGCCGAGGATGAAAAGGATCCCGAGAAGCTCCAGGCGCTCCTGGAGAAAGCCACCATTGCAACCCTGTAGGGAAAGGAGAAAAGGATGGACGTCGTAATCGACAAACAGAAGCAGGAAATCGAAACCCAGGCTATCGCCCTCAAGGCTGAAGCTGAGAGCTTCGAGGTCGTAGATCAGGAGACATACAACCTGGCCAATGAATTCGGACGCCGTATCAAGCAGTCCATGAAAACCATCGACCTGTACTGTGATCCGGTAATCGAGGCCGCACACAAAGCCCATAAAGCCGCCTGCGACCAGAAGAAGAGCCTCTACGCCCCCTTCGAGGCAGCGAAGAAGATCGTGGACGCCAAGCAGATCGCCTGGTATCGGGCAGAACAGGCCAGGGCTGCGGAGGAACGAAGGAAGGCAGAGGAAGAAGCCCGAAAGAAAGCCGAGGAGGAGCAGCTCGCTGCAGCGGAAATACTTCAAAAAGAAGGCCTTTCCCAGGCTGCCGAGGCTGTTCTGGAAATGCCTACCGTAGTGCCAAAGGTAACCGTCGCGGAACCCGTGAAAGCCGGTGGAGAATCATACCGGGAACTCTGGAGCGCTGAGGTTGTCGATCTCATGGCGCTGGTAAAGTCGGTGGCCGAGGGGCGGCAACCCCTCGCCTACCTGGAGCCTAGCATGTCCACACTCAACAAAGCCGCGGCCATGTTTAAAGGCACTGTCTCTATCCCAGGCATTAAGATTAAATCCGAAACCATCATCGCTAGAAGGGCTTCCTAGATGACCTTCGACCCGGTCCTCCACGAATACCGCGACGGTGATCTCATTATCCAGTCCGTCACGCAAATCCTCAAGAGGGCCGGGCATATCGATGACCGATGGTACTCCGAGGAAGCCAGGGAACGGGGCAGCGCCGTCCATGAGCTTTGCGAACGCTTTACCAAAGGGATCAGGACCGATGATATCGGCCGGCCCCTGGACTCCCTCGAATACCTCAACGCATTCGCCGCGTGGATGAAAAAATCTCGGGCCTATGCGATCCAGACTGAAACCACGATCGATTTTACCCTCAATGGGCATCGCTACGCCGGCAAGTATGATCTTCTGGCAGAGATAGGCGGTCGAAGGATCCTTGTTGACTATAAGACTGGTGGAAAGGCCTCTTGGCACCCTATCCAGATAGCCGCCTATGTACTCGGGACGAACCCCGACGGAGCGATGCTTCTCTATCTCAAGCCTACGGGCAAATTCATCGAATACTGGCTTTCTCCATTCGAATTGATACGCGGCATTCAGGCATTCAAGGATGCCCTGGCCGCGTAAGGAGGATTATACCTATGCAGAGAATCAGAACATGGCGCATAGCGCTTTTTACTCTTGCCTTAGCGGCAGGAGCTTTATTCCAAATCCACACGATCCGAGCGAATCAGATCACCCTCGGTCAGCCCTTAGAGGGTGGCGGGATATTCGTCGCCCAGGCGTACTTCCCCGGCGGTTACGGGGCGATTGCGTTTGATTCGGCCGATGCGCTCAAGGCATTCGTTCGGATGCCGCACGTGGATATTGAGCCGGTGGCCGCACGGCTAAAGATAAGCGAGGCCATCGATGACAATTGAATGGGAAAAAACCACAACCGGGAAATGTACCACCTTCTCAAGGGTGCCCGAAGGCGCCCGGGTAACAGCCATCGATGATATGGACGTTATTGGACGCTGTGGGCGATGCGGGAAATACCTCACGCTCGTTGACGATTATGAAGAAGACGGAGAAGGGGTATATCTCTGCGAACCTTGTATAAATGGTATCAGCAAGGAGGCATAAATGTGCGAAGTTAGCTGGCAAGAAAAAGCGGAACAGCTTGAGGTGAAGCCATGAAAGACTTTAATGTCACCATGATTGAGGGGCGAACAACCAAGCTCCCTGAGTTAAAATATACGATAAACGGAACTCCAAAGCTCGCCTTTTCTCTAGCTGTAAATTACAGCATAAAGGACGGTGACGGGTGGAAGGATCAGGCAAGTTTCTTCGACTGTGAATATTTCGGGAAGGGAGCCGAATCAGTAAGCCGCTACATCGGAAAGGGTACGAAGTTGCTCATCCAGGGGGAATTCCGGCAAGACCGCTGGGAGCAAGACGGCCAGCCCAGAAGTAAGATCAAGCTGCTGGTGAATGATCTGCGAATCCAGGATTTTCACCGCGACAAGCCAGAGGAAACAGGTGGAGTAAAGCCTTCCACTCTCAGGCAGATTATCGGGAACAGTCCACCTAAATTTTTTGACGAAACCGCGCCAAAGCCACAGACAATTCCCGCCGGGGATATGTTCGATGATGATATTCCGTTTTAAGGGAAGGAATATATGGCCAAACAAGAAAAGGATAGACTAGTGTTCTCTCCCCAAAGAATTGCTTTTAGGATTGCAAAAAATAAAAGTAAAGAGGAACAGAAAATATACTTTAGAAATGCCTCTAATGCTTATATTAAAAACACAGCAGTTAGAAAGTACATCTTTGAAAGAGATAATTATTCCTGCCAATTCTGCGGAAGCAAAGAAAATCTTCAGATAGACCACATTGTCCCGGTTTATCTTGCGACTAAAGAAAACATATTTCAGATAAATCACCCCGACAATCTTCGGCTTTTATGCGGTTCGTGCAATGCAAAGAGGTCACCAAATGGCTAGACCGCAAAGCAAGGGCTTGAGTTATTTCCCGTTAGTTACAGAGTGGGATACTAAAGCAAAGCTGGTTCATGCAAAGTATGGGTTGCTGGGTATTGGTTGCCTCATTGCACTATACCAAGACATTTATAGAGAAGGGTATGCCTTAAAATGGGACGAAGATACAGAATTATTGTTTTCGGCAACTAATAAAATCCCAATATCAAAGTTACGGGAAATAATCAAGTTTTCTATTGAAAGAGGTATTTTTGATAATGGGGTATTAGATAAATATAAAACCCTGACTTCACACGGCATTCAAAAACAATGGGTAGCTGTAGCTAAAGCATCTCACAGAAAGATAATATCTATTGATCAAAATCTATGCCTTTTATCTCCCAATGAGTTAACTACAGAGAAAACACGGCCGCCGGATAGCGAGCGCGGGGTTTCTTCTAGAGGAAATGAAGCGGGCGACGAGATTACTCAAGAGGAAATGCCACAAATTAAAATAAATGAAAGTATAATAAAGAGAGAGGGAGAGAGTATAAGTTATAAAGAGCCTACACCCTCTCCCCCTCAACCTTTTCAAGAAAAGTCAGGATACGGAATTCTTAAAAACGTAGTCCTGTCTGAAAGCGAATACAAAGAACTGTGCCGCCTCTATCGTGAAAGCATTATCACCGATTACATCGATCGGCTCGGCGCTCATTTAGAAAAATCAGGCAAGACATACAGGAGCCACTTTGCTGCAATTCTAGACTGGTTAAACCGGGATCATGTCGAGCAACGAGCTGTTCGAAAACCAATTCAGCAAGCTCAATCAGCCTTTGACGAACCAAGTCCTGAAGCTAAATCTGCGTT